CTTTAGAAATGTAAGAACCCCCGCCGAATTAACGACGAGGGCTCAACACAAACACACGCTTAGAGTAACGTGCTAAGGGGAACATAGGGACACTTGGTCCTGATGTCTAGCCGCGAATTTCTTTAGTCGCGACTGTGCGACCGATGAGGGCCACGATGGCACCACCGAGAGCAACCACATCCGTGATAGCGGTCACGATGTCTTGCTGGATGTCGGTCGTCAGGTTGTAACCTGCGTAGCTTGCAGCAACGGCAGCTACCATGATGATAGAACCCCAAACGCCTTTAGACTTGTACCACTCTTTAGAGGTGGCTTCGTCTTGGGCTGATGGGTTCACTGGGAATTCTGACATAGGTTATTCCTTTGGGGTTTTCGAAGGGTTGATTGACCTCTGGTTCCGCTCAATGAATGGCTTAGCCAACTTGCGGTATCCAAAGGCGGCTGAAACAGCGACCGCAATGAACGTAATGTACCACTGCGGGAGCGCCTCAAGCGCCAAGAAGCCCTCAAAGACATGAGGGCGCATGGCGGGGATGAACACGCCGATCAACGGGACTGAGAGAAGCAGGGTGAAATATTCATCCTTCCACGACTTCTCTGCGTTCCGCATGGCCTGCACGTCCCAGTCTATTTCCGCCTCAACTTGGCGGAGAGCTATCTGGACGCGCGCTTCAGCTTCAGCTTCTTTTATTCTACGCTTGGATCGGACGCCATCGGCAAAAATACCAACGATGTCCTTGGCGATCTCACCGAATATGCTCCACATGTTAGAACTCCGAGATTGCTAGGCGTTGCTGCACTGAGGCAACATAAGCGCCGTCCTTGCGATACCGAGGGTCACGCATGGCTTCCATCATCTCGGACTTGTTGGCGAACGGGCGGACACCGCCAGAGTTCGGGTTGTTGTCCGTGTTGACGTAGCTAGGCTCGGAGGACATGCGGGCCTTGATGCCTGGGATCAGCATAGAGACTGCCGTTGAGTCCCCTTCAAGGATCGCTTGGTCAATAGCCGAGTTGAACTGAGCTTGCTCGGCTTCGGAAAGGTTCTTGGTTCCCCAAGAGACCATAGCGTCGTAGCCTTCTTGGCCACCCGCAAGATCCACGAGGGTCTCTCCGCGCTGGGTTTGCAAAGCCTGTACCCCGGCCATGAACATGTCTACCACGTCCTTACCGAGACCCCGTGCTTCTAGCTCAGCGTAACTGTCTTCTGACAGAGTACCGTCGTTCTCGAAGAACTCAGCGGAGTACTTACCAACGTCTACAGGCTGGACTTCACCGTCCTCTGCCTTCTCGTCGGAACCATCTTCAGGCGTATCGTTACCTTCTTCGTCTTCACCCTCGGCTTCCCCTTCACCCATCTTAGAGGGCTTAGGGGAAGTCGCGGTGTTCTCAGAAGGCTCACTAGGCGTGTCTTCTGTTGGTGCTTCTTGAACGTCCTCGCTAGAGGTGGCGGGACTGACCTCCACAATGTCTGGGGTTGGGGTCTCTTCAAGAATGTCCAACGAAGGACCTACTGAAATTGCTTCTTGGGACATATATTATCCTTGAGGCTGTTGAGCTTGTGCAGCTTGAGACATCGCTTGGATCGCTGGGCCTGTGCCCTTGTCGATCACGGATTGCTGCATAGCTTGTTGTTGAGCGGCTTCTTGTTCTGCCGCGATCTCTTGGTCGGTCTTAATGAGACCAGCCGTGTCGATGTTGTGACCGTTAGCGAGGCGCGTGAGCAGCTCACCGTCGTTGACCCGTTGGATCAGCGCAGGGAGTGCTTGGCCTAACTGAACGATGTCCTGTGCGAACCCTCTCAGGCGCGTGAGGTCTTGCCCACGTCCAAGAGCATCCGTGCCTGTCACGATGACGGGCTCTACGGTACCTTCAGGGAACTCTGGGAGTTCACCTTCGCGTTGCATCTTGAACATCCAACGGCGCACCAGAGGTAACTGGAGTTCCTGCGCCATCAGCGAGTAATACCCGCCGAGGACATCCTCGATCTCCTGAGACATGACTTGGATTTCAAACGCTGTGACACGCTCGGCGTCCCGCTGGACACTTGCAGTCATCAGGAAGGCACGCTCAAGGCGTATCTCGATGCTGTTCAAGACTTGCTGGGCGATCTGGAAGTCGGCCATCTTGTCAGTTCTAAGAGCCTCTACGTCAGTCCCCATACCCGGAGCGAAGTCACCGTTGGCTGCGTCTTGCAGGTCGTCGATGTCTGTCATTCCGTTAGGGTTGACCAACCAGAGTAGCTTAGAGGCGATCATACCGCCTTGGACGATTGCCTTGGTTAGCTCCTCGGCTGACATAAGGTCGCCGTAGAGTTCCTCGACGTAGGACCGTCCGTAGTCTTCGCCGTCCACTGTGATCATGCGCAGGGCCAGCCACGGGTTAGTCTCGTCACGGTAGTAACCACGGGTGCCGGGGACTTCTACGCCCTCGACTTCCTGATAGCTTTCCCAGCGATCCTTGGACTTCCGTTCGACCACAGTGTAAATCTCTAGGTCGTCGGCCAGTTTGTCCTTACCGTCCCGCTTGGCTTTGTCTGTCAGCTTGGTCACGAAGCGATCTGGAAGTGTACGCTTGGATACCATCTCGCGAAGGATGATCAGGGTTGCGTTACCTGAGCGGTCTCGCTGGGCCACGTAGTTACGCAGGCTGTAGCAGTTGGTAGTGTCGGTGTTGAACAAGGCGTTACCAGCCACGATCAGGTTCTTGAGGACACTGAACAGGTTGGTACGGAGACGGGTGGTCTCCATGTTGTCGATGACC